TTATTGATATAATAAATAAACATACAAACATTGATATTGATAATAAATATATACAAGATTTATTTCAAGATCTTAAAACAAAGGGAATATAATGAAAGCAATAGTTTTAACTTGTGACAGGTATCATCGAATTACTGATCTTATGCTAGAGACATATCAGTCTCTATGGCCATCAAATGAATTAACATTTTTAATCCCTTGGAACGATGTATTTCCTAAATTTATGCAAGATAAATGGGGTGATAAAGTTGAGTTCGTACAAACACCAGTTGAGTTTAAACCTACCATTAACAATTTATTAGATGCAGCTGGAGGAGATGATGAATGGGTGTATTGGTGTACTGATGATAGCTACTTAATTGATATTGATGAAGATGCTGCTAATGCAACATACGATTTTGTTACTAAGACAACTGATACATCTTTATATTCAGTTATGTTCTATAATGGCCAGTACGATAGAGTTCACGGTACATTCGATGCAGGAGATTATATTCGACATAATGATTATACATTTGTTAGAAAAAATAAAATAACATATCAATGGCAACATCAATTTTGTAGAGCAAAAGTTATACGACGAATGTTTGATTGCCTTGACGAACCAGAGTTTCCAAAACAAATGGATCATATGCAGAAGGAAGAAAAATCTAAACACTTCTGGAATATGATAACAGAGGGTAAATGGTATATACTAGATCAAAATGCTGTAATTATGGCTGAACCTACAAGTAGAGGTATGCTTACACAAAACAGTGTTGATACCTTTAAAAAGTACGGGTTAGAGTTACCAACAGATGAGTTTGAAATTGGTGATGCAGTTATATACAAACAATAAAGAGGTGAGTTATGAGTTTTAAAGTAGTAAAAGCATTTGAAGATAAAGTAGCTGAATTTTTTGGATCAACATACGCAGTAGCAGTAGATTGTTGTACTCACGGAATTGAATTATGCTTAAGACATCAACATATAAATGCAATTCAAGTTCCAAGAAGAACATATATATCCGTACCATTCCTATCAGCAAAATTAGATATATTTCTAGAATGGACAGATGAAGAATGGAAAGATTACTATAAAGTTAATAAGCATTTCAAACCAATATATGATGCAGCTGTGTTATGGAAGAAGGACAGTTATATTGCTGGATCTTTTATGTGTTTGAGTTTTCAATTCCAAAAGCATTTAAGTTTAGGCAGAGGTGGAATGATATTATGTGATAACAAAGAAGATGCAATTAAACTAAAGAAGATGACATATGATGGTAGGCTTCCTGATATTCCATGGAGAGATCAAGATATTGATACATTAGGATACCATTACTATATGACACCAGAAACTGCACAAAATGGTATTGATAAATTACCAGCAGCTATAGAAACTATACCAAGGCAATGGACGGTAACTGATTGGCCTGATGTATCAAAGATGGAAGTATTTAATAAAGATAAAGGAATTGATCCTTACTTACAAACGAGATAAAATATGAAGAAATATTATTCAAAAGTAGAGCCAACCAAATTATTACATATAGTTAATAGATTATCTGATATAACAGGTCGCGATGATATCATACCTGAACATAATTTTATTCAATGCGCAACATTAAAAATGCCAAAGGATAAAACGTTCCCTCCTCATAAACATATTACCAAAGATAGACATCATCCAGCTCAGATAGCTCAAGAATCTTGGGTTGTAATCAAAGGAAAAGTAAAATGTATGTTATACGATATAGATGATACGTTAATTGCAGAGCCTATACTAGAACCAGGTGATGCAAGTTTTACATTACATGGAGGACATACATATAAGATACTTGAAGAAGATACAATTGTTTACGAGTATAAGACAGGTCCGTACGAAGGACAGGAGTTAGATAAAACTTTCATATAAGTTGATTATCTTAAATAAGTTTCGTATATTAAATTAAAATAAAGAGGAAAAGTTATGGCAAATAAGAAAGCGTTTATTACAGGAATAGGAGGTCAAGATGGAAGTTACTTAGCAGAGTATTTAGTTGAGTTAGGTTATGAAGTTCACGGAATCGTTAGAAGAAATTCAACACCTGAAAATCAAGATCTTAGATTGTCTAACGTAGAAGATAAGATTCAGACATATTACGGTGATTTATTAGATCAAGGTGGTATTGAGAGATTACTAGATGAAATTCAACCTGACGAAATATATAATATAGCTGCTCAATCACATGTTAGGATAAGTTATGATATACCACAATTTACAGTTCAAACAAATGCACTAGGTGTACTCAATGTATTAGAAGCTTATAGAAGGTCATGCCCAACAGCAAAATTTTATCAAGCGAGTAGCTCTGAAATGTTTGGTTTAACTGTTGATAGTGATAATTTTCAACGAGAGACTACAGTAATGAATCCTGTATCACCATATGGGTGTTCTAAGGTATTTGGTTATAACATAGTAAGAAATTACAGACGTGCTTATGGGTTACATGCTACTAATGGTATTTTATTTAATCACGAATCACCAAGAAGAGGTAGTAATTTTGTAACTAATAAAGTGGTAAAAGCTGCAGCAAGGATAAAATTAGGTTTACAAGATAAGTTAGAGTTAGGTAATATGGATTCATTTAGAGATTGGGGACATTCATATGACTATGTTAGAGCAATGCATTTAATGATACAGCAAGATGAACCTAGTGACTGGGTAGTATCTACAATGGAAACACATTCAGTTAGAGAGATGTGTGAGCTGGTATTTAATTACCTTGATCTAGATTATAAAGACTATGTCACACAGAACCCTAAATTCTTAAGACCTGAAGAGTTACCGTACCTTAGAGGTGATTCAACTAAAATACGGACTGAATTAGGCTGGAAGCCGACTTATACATTTAAAAGTATGATGGAAGAGATGGTTGATCACTGGGTAGAGGTGTATAGCAAATGATAAGTATTGTACAGAATTTTATATGTACTAAACCTGAGAGACTTACAGTACTAGATGATAGTGTACGCACGCTTACTAATTCATTTCCTGATAGCCCGTTCTTTGTTAATTATAATTCTACTATAAATTTTGATAATGTATACGACATTTATACTAAATATGTTAAACAAGAAAATTTAAACTTCTATAATGATTTAACAGATAACTGGGCACTCGTTACTGCATCATTACTGAGCAATGTAACAACACCATATACTATTGCATTATGTGAGGATATAGTTGTAAAGAGTAGCAAGGAGAAGGTTAAAAAATGTATTAATGAGTTTATAGATAACGATTTCGATTATATGTTAATAAGTAAACTGCATAAGTACTTACAGCAAGAGTATATCGACGGGTTAACACCCTATAACTCTATACAATCACCTGGTTATAAAAAATTAAAAGATGGGTATTTTTATCTAGGTAAACATGCCCCTCATAAAAGGATTAGCTATGATGCGATGTATAGAACTGATTGGTATAATGAGCGTATATTAGAATTTATACAAAATCATCATAACTGTACTCATGATATCCCTATAAGAGATATTAGAAAGCCAAACTTTTATGAAGGGTATTATGATTTTAATAACGGTATGGCTAGATTTCCAGATATGAAATGTTATATACCTGATGAACCAATACTATTAGAAGTTGAACTAGTTAAACAGAATAAGTAATGAAAGCAAAGACTATATTTAGTATACTTGCTGATGTTAGCAGTAAAAAGACTGATCCTGATACATATACAGAGGGTGATTGGAAAGCATATAATACTTATATGGTGAATAAGTGGTTGAGTATGAATTCAAATGTTACAGAAATTATTAATTTTATACAAAAATATTATTCTCTAGACAAAAAGATACACTATCGATTACTCAGTGATATCTTACCGAAACAAAAATTATTTAGTAAATATATTAAAGGTAAGAAAGTGGATAAATTTAATCCTGAACTAGTAACTCTAATATCTAATCATTATGAGGTTTCTAAAAAAGAAGCTAAGGTGTATATTGATCTATACAAGCATACTAATTCTGGAATTAGTGCACTCACAGAAGTTATACAATTATACGGTAAAACAAAAAAAGAAATAAAGAGGTTATTAAAATGAAGATAGGCGAACGCGATTATACAAAAGAAAAAACATATGTAAATGATATTGATGAATTAATTGATAGGTATCCAGATATCCATAAAGCATATGAACAAATATCAAGAGAGCAATTTCACTTATTTGCTCGTAAAATGCTAGATTATGGTAAAGGTAATATATCAGTAGGATCTAATCTAGATACTCCAGAAGAAGAGAAGGTAGCACTAACAGGGTTATGGTTCAGGATGAATGATAAGATTCAGCGATTGAAGCAATTAGTACTGCTTAGTAGGGAAGCAAAGGTAACAACAGAATCAGTTAAAGACACATTTCAAGACCTTTCAATCTACGGTATTATAGCACAAATAGTAAAAAATAAACAATGGAAGTAGTTGGTAGTCTCGATTATTTTTCGTATCTTTATATATGATTAAACCTAAAACTATAGACGATTTGACTTCAGTAAAAAAGAAGGGTAGACAGAAGTCAATATCCTACTCACAGTATTCAATGTATGCTCAATGCCCAAAGCGTTGGAAATTAAATTATGTTGATAACTTACGTACATTCTCTCAATCAATACATACATTGTTTGGGTCTGCATTTCATGAAACCCTTCAAGGGTACCTCACAGTCATGTATGAAGGATCAGTAAAGGAAGCTGATGCGTTAAAATTAGGTGAGATACTTAAAGGAGCTATGGCTAAGGAGTATCGTAAAGCTATGGCTATGGGTCAAGATCCTAGTTTTACTAATAAGACTGATATGAGAGAGTTCTTTTTCGATGGTGTAGCTATACTAGAATACTTTCTAAAGAAGCGTAGTGGTTACTTTAGTAAGAAGCATACAACACTTATCGGTATTGAGACTAAATTAAGTATACCTTTAGAGATTAATAAAAATATATTATTTAACGGATTTATTGATATAGTGATGCAAGATACTAATACTGGTAGGTATAAGATTTATGATATTAAAACTAGTACGATGGGATGGAATAAATACCAGAAAGCTGATAAAACTAAAATAGCTCAAATGGTACTGTATAAGCAATTTTATGCGGAGCAGTTTAATGTAGATCCAGAGATGATAGATATTGAATACTTTATTGTTAGAAGGAAATTACCTGAGAACTCTATGTATCCAATTAAACGTATTCAATCCTTTGTACCTGCATCTGGTAAACCTACGAGGAATAAGTTAACTCGATCATTGAACGAATTTGTAACTAACTCATTTACTCCAGA